AGTATTACTTTTTAAATTATTGGCTAATCTACGCATCTTCTCGACATTATCAAAAGTGATGTTTCCTCGTTGAAGAATGCTTTCGTATTTCTTTAAAATGTTGGCAACAGGTTCTGCATTTTCTGGAATGTAATCGGCAGAATCAAGACGATTCTTAACTTTGTCAATAAGATTTGTAGCGTTTTGAGCAGATAACTCAATGCCCTGATCGCTAACCTTGGTGTAAGCACGACCAGCCCTTTGCTGAACATCTGCCATAGTAGCAGTAGGTTGTTTTCCTGAAGCAATGCGACCAGCAACATCGCCAGCAGTTTTGCCAACAGCACCAGATACGCCAATGGCAGCAATGGTGGCAGCCAGATCGCTACCAGTGATTTGTTTTACTTCTTCGGCAACAGGCTGTGCAACCATAGGTGCAGCAGTAGCCGCTGGTAATTGACGAACCAAATCAGCTCCAAAGATAGATTTAGGAGCAGCCGCAGCCATGCCTCCCGCTGAACTCAAGGCTTGCATACCAACCTGTGCTGCTCGTTCTGCACCAGTTTGAGGCTCAGGCAAACCAAGTTGAGTAAGACCTTGGCTTTGCATTTGAGACAAATAGGGCGCACGTTTCTCTGAGCCAACAATATTTGCACCAAGGTTATATGCACCACTTAGAAAATCAGCAGCCATATTTACTGGAGTTGACAGACCAGTTGTTACCGCACGAACACCCAAACCAACCTGACGACCCAAAGAATCAATCAGTCCTGACTCTTGTGGCTGTTGTGCTACTGGTTGTGCTGGTGCTTGAGGAGTAGGCTGAACTTCACCCAAACTAGCCTTAATCTTTGACAAAGCCGCTTCATTGCTCAACCCATCAGGCAACTCATACGAAACACCCTTGTATTCATAAACAGTACCCATGATTTTTTCCTTTAATCAAGTTTGATTGGGTTTTTGGCTGTGCCAGCAGTAGGGCCGTAGTATGGCTGAACACCTTGTGATGTTCGTCTGCTATCAATGCGTTTCTTGGTGTTTTCTTCAGCTTTTACAGTTGACTTGTAAAAGTTGTTTAGAGCATCCAAAGAAGTTTGAGTGTCATTTGCACCAAAAGCAGCAATAAGTTCATTTGCAAAACGCAAAACGTCTTTATCTGTTTGCACACCTTTAGCGGCATCTGTCTTCAAGTTGGTAGCCTCTTGTACAGCACGTTGCAATTGAGCGTAAGCACGACTCTCAACAGTTGAATTACCAGCAGCATTTTGGCCAAGATACCTCAAATTGTTTATAGGGCCAAGTTCCAAAGGTGCTTTTTTGGTTTTAGGGTCTACTGTTAAAGATTGAATTGCAGGAGTCAAAGAATCTGATCTAGCACGCAATGAATCAACTAACTCAAGGTCTTTACTTTCATCTCGTTGTAGTTGAACAGGAAGAGGTTTGTTTTTAGCAATTTCCGCATCCTGCTGTATTTTTTGTGCTTTTAAAGTATTGTTTAATCCAGCTTGTTGTTGTGCCAATGCCAAATATTGTTGGGATGTCTCTAAACCTTGACGCTTCAAATCATTCATTATTTGTGAATTTTGGTCAAGACGAGTTTGTGTTTGTTGGAACTCAGAAGAACGTTGAGCCGCTGTCGCCAAATTAGCAACCAACTTATCGGTCTGTTCTTCGCTGTAGATACCCTTGTTAAAACTGTTTTTGTATTGTTGAGCCGTTGTTTTAAGTGCTGCTGGAATAGTTGGGTCATTAACAAACAAGTCAAATGGATTGACTTCAGGAGTACCAGCCGCACCAAGTTTACGCAAGTCAGGCAAAACCTTGGCTTGTTCAGATATAGCCGCACGACCTTGAGGGAAGGAAAGCAACTTAGTTTTAACTTCCTCATTGATAGTGCCATCAGGATTCTTGAGTTGTCCAACCAACTCATTAGCAAAATTGGTAAGACCAGCGGCTTGCATACCTTGACCACGTTGAGTCAAGTAATCTTGAGTTTTGAGTTCATTCAATTGCTGCTCTTGAGTTTGTTGCTTAACTTTCATCATCTCATTACGCAACAAGAAAGCTGCTTCTTGGTCACCTGTTTGCAATGCGGCTTGAATGGCTTGAGCATAGGAATCAGGATTAGCAGGGTCAATCATTCCAAGCAATTGTTGACGCTGTGTAATCTTCTGTAATTGAGGGTCAACACCACCCAAAGCACCGCCGATAGCGCCAGCCAATCCATAAGCACCTTGACCAATAGAAGCAGTTGCTTGCTCAAATGGGCTAAGTCTTGCAAACTCTAAAGCTCTTGCACGAGCAACATCTTGCTGTTGTTGTTGATACTGTTGTGGTGTTGTGAACAAACCTAAGATTTCTGATGCCATGATTTATTCCTTATAAATAACCGTAGTAATCACCAAATTGCTGTGGGCTAATGCCATATCCAGCAGCACCAGATGGCGCACTTCCACCACCACTAAACAAGTTACCGAATGCACTCATCAATTGAGGATTCTGTCCAAACTGAGTCAAAGCAGTTGAAAATGGGCTGAAGGCATTAGCTGAAGCCATTGTGTTAGCAGCATTAGTGCCTCCAACAAGCAGAGCATTAGCAGCACTAGGACTCATACCTTTAGCGCCAATATTGATGCCAATATCCAACGGCTGCTGTCCAACACCCTCAATAGACTTCTCTTGACCGAAATAAGCCTCAAATGGGCGCAAAGCACCAACTTGACCAGTCTGATATTGATCTAACAAATTAGAACCAACACCAAACAAACCAGCACCAAACTTCAACTGTTCTTGACCAGCCTGTTGTGCCTGAGCAGCCAACTGTGCATCTTGCTGTGCCAATGCGTTGTAGTAGGCTTCCATTTCAGGAGTAGTAGCACCTAATCCAGCAGCACCACTTGGTCTAGCACTTGTTGCACCTACAGACAAACCGCCACGACCTTGTTGGAACAATTGGTTTTGCAGTTGAGCCATTTGACGCTCACGGCTAGGAGCAAGCAAGTCTTGTTGACGAGCCATGTATTTGGCCGCAACTTGCTCAGGACTTTCAGCTAAATACTGTTCTCCAAGGCCATACAAACTACTAGCAGCACCAGTCAAAGGAGCATATTGACTTCTAGCACTTTCAATATCTGATAGTGCGCCACCAGATAAAGCCCTAAAGCGATCTTGATATGCTTTAAGTTCTGGACTTAATTCATATGAAGCGCCAGAAACACGACCAGAAGGGTCAGTTTGGAACTTAGAGCTACCAAAGCGTGTAGTAACTCCTACAGGTCGAAAACGAGCTTCTTCAGCCGCAATTTGAGCCGCCTTAACCTGAGCATCAGCTTGAATTTGAGCCGCTTTTTTTGCTGCATTGCCTTGCATAATCCCGCCAAGCAAACTAGCACCAGCACCAAGTAATTCCATTCCCATCATGTTCTCCTGACAAATATTTGTCTAAGTTTTCCGTCTGTACCTACAAAATCTTTCAAATAACTAAATTTGAAAATACTTAAAAATTTCTCATGCTTTACATCACCAATCTCATGAACAGCATAAATCTCATTTCTATGTATCTCACAAAGTTTTTCAAAGTCATCAATCAGTTGTTTTTTTACTTCTTTTGTCCATCTCTCACAATCACAGTGAATTATGGTAAATCCACAATCATTTTCAAAAAATACTGTGTAATCTTGGTTGTAGATTACTGGTATCTTCAAACTGTTCTCTGCCACATATACACAACAATGTATGGCTGTAAGTTAGCATCTGTTCCAGATACACCAGATGATGCTACTGTTGTTGTGATATTTGCGGAAGATGTTGTAGTTGTTTCATCTCGATAGTAAACACCATTAGCTGTACCAGCTACACCAGTACCGCCTACATAACCCAAGTCTGTTGGAACTCCGTGAGTATGACCAGCATCAGTTGAGGTTGCAGTATGAGTGTGGCTAACAACAACAGCATCTGCACTGCCACCAGTATTACCAGCAGTAAATCCACCACCATTACCAATTAAAACACGTCCAGCGCCAAAGGCAGTCCATGTGCCAAAACCAAGTAATGTTGCTGGATTTGTCGAAACTGTGGCTGTATAAATTGTTCCAACTGGAAATAAAGCCTCTTTCACAGCCGCCTTAGCAAGATCAACAACATCTTGAACAAATGCTGTAGTTGCCAATTTTGTACTATCCTCAGATGATGACTGAGTAACAGCAGTTGTACCAGTTGGAAGAACTGGTGTTCCTGTAAATGTTGGACTTGCCAAATCTGCCTTTGTTGCAACAGCAGTCTGAATATTGTTGAACTCAGTATCAATCTCAGTACCTTTGACAATCTTCAATGGATTGCCAGAAGACAGATTGTCTTTAGTGGCGAAATTCGTACTCTTGGTGTAGTCTGTCATGGTCTTCCTTTAACTTATCTTGCCTTGTTTGGCCTGAATCTCAATCTTCTGAATAGACAATGGTATTCCATTGATGTCTGATTCATATCCTGTCTGAACAACCTTACCTGTGCCTGTTGCTGAAACCACGAGAGTTTGCAAAGCTACGCCATCCGTGTATTGAGAGACAACAGAAGAAGATGTATGTTCCAGTGTATGCACACCCGAACCAGCAGATGATGTATTGATTGCAGAGCCACCAGAACTTGCAGACAAATTACAAGTGCTGCCAGATGCATTAACAATGTAATATGTTGTCCCTGTGCTAAAACCTGATGGTAATGTTCCAGTTGTTGTCAAAGTTACATTATTGTCATTAACAAATGCAGAACCATCAACAGATGTAATAACGGCAGGACTTGCATTGGTAATAGTAACCACTTGTCCACTGGAGTTGTCATACTCAGCAATACCATAATATGACTCACCCTGAGTAGGAATAGTGTCATTGTCAGACAAGTAGTTTGTTTTGAAATCAAAGCCCCACTTGAATGAAACAGTTTGATTGCTACCACCAATCACAACAATGGATAACTTCTTCAGAATTGAAGTTTGATTCTGGTTTCCAAGGTCAGCATGATTGGTGTAATACAGCATCCGATACGCTGTTTGATAATCTTGGTAAGTGCTATACAAACCTATATAGCCATTCTTACCAATATATAAAGAACCATCTCTGCGAGACAAGAAAGACTTTGGCGCAATAGAGTCCCAAGTTGTTACCCTAGCCGCACCATCAGGAAGATAAGACTTTGTATCAAAGCACCAAACACCATCAATGCTAGGTGTGGTCAAAAGATAAAAAGCCTCACGCTCTGAATACACTGACTTGACGTTAGCCAATGTCTCACCAGCAATCACAGACATCAAGTCATTGCGAATATTCTTAGACAAGTCACGTTCTGGCGCAGACTTCTCTTGAATTGTTCTCATCAATGAACGAACACCAGAATTAGACAAGAACAACACATCAGTGCTGGTAGTCTGAATACTGTCTCTAGCAATGCAACCAATACCTTCAACAGTGTCACTCAATGACATAGTAGCAGGAGAAGTAGCACCCTGATAAACCAAGATTTGACGTTTGCCAAATATGAACAAGAACCCGTTATGAGCAGCTAAACCAGTGATCTGGTCAGCACCGTTTACCCACACATTGTTGACGTTCAATGAGCCAGCAGTGCCTGTAGACCATACATGACCAGCAATCAGATCACTGAAATAAACAGTAGCATTGTTTGATGTTGTGTTGGCTGCCCACAAACGACCAAAAGCAGAAATACAATTGTTTGCATCAGGAACTGTAGCTTGATAACCAGTCTTCTCTGAAACTCTACGGTATGTGGTTGTGCTAACAGCAGGGTCGTAAATCAAAGGATTGTGACCAGACTGGAAGAAGTATGTGATTCCATTCAAGGATGCACATTGCCAATTGCTTGCTGTTATTGTTGGAGCAGTACCGCCTCCACCATAGGTTAGTTCTGTAACTGCATTAGAACTATCTAACTTGAATATCTTATTGTTTCCAGCAAACAAGACAGTCAAAGTTCCATCGGCAACAACTAACTCATGAATTACTTTAACGTCATTTGCACCAAGATCACCCGAAGATGAATTAACTCTTGACCATCCTTTTCGTGAACCTATACGACCATACTGGTCAATCACACAATTGGTTGCAACCAAAGCAAAACCAGCCGCAAGATCAAGAGGTGAGTCTTGCGTGTTCAACCCATAAAAGCCGGGGGCTGAGATGCTGAAAGTTTGAATTGGTTGGCTCATACAGCAACAAACTCCTGATTTTCAGGATAGCGTGTGCTTTCCAAAGCAATGTAGTCAGACAGCATGGCTTTGTACAACAAATAAGCCTCGGAAGAGGACAAACCGCCATCTTCACCACGCTCAACCAATGCACGAGCATAAGCATTCTGGACAACCAAAACGTCAGGAACAAGAACAACAGTAGAGTCACTAGACAATGTTGCTTGTGGCACTGCCAAGCTGAATGGAAGGCTGTAAACGCCATCAGGACGAGGATAAACAGTTACCTTGGTGTCATAGCTACCATTTACTCCATCAAAGCAGTAATAGGTAGGGATGCCGTTCACAGGGGTAGAAAAGTTCTGATAACGGTTCATAGTCACGAAATCAATGTTTCGCAAGGTCACATTACTCGTTACATTTAAAGCGTCAAGAACTTGGAATTTTTGACCAGAACCAGTCAGTGCATAAGAATAAGTTCCAGCCGTAGTGCTGATAGTAATAGTCGTGCCTAAGACGTTCCAAGCGTAAGCATCTTCAATCTGACGCTTTGCATCATTGACAAACTTGCCAATCAGGGAGGAATACGATGTTTCTGCAACGGTGGAAACAGTTGTTTCACGCAACCTTACAAGGACATCGTTTACAAGTTCTAAGTATGTCATCTGCTTTTCGCCTTTGCTTTGTTCCTTGCGGATATAGCTTGAGCTTTTGCCTTTGCGTCAGCTTTGGAGTTAGCACCCCAAGCCTTTAGCGAAAGAAGCAGTCTTGTCGGTTCACCTTTCTTGTCGTATTCAGGGCCATCATTGCCAGCCATACGAGCCAAGAAACTTGCTCTGCGGGGATTATCCCCCGACTTTACTGGAGGCTTCAAATTGCCACCAGTTGACGCATTATAAGACGCTCTACCCTTGGCATTCAAGCCGCCAGATTTTGATTGCCCCTCACTCCTAACCCAAGCTGGACTCTTGAACTTTTGCATGATGATTCTCCAATATTGTTGAACACCATTGATAAAGTTGTCCTATGGGAAGGTCTGATTTCATCCGATTTACAACATCACAAACAAATTGTACATTGCCTTGAATATAACCCAGAGAACTATCTATCCTATCAATGCTGATATTTGTCAAAACCCTTCCAGAACCAGAAATATAAGTCATTTCAACTCCAGAAATAGCGCATTTTCCTTGTTGTTTGTTGTATAGGTCAACCAAGTAAAAAATATCAATATTGAAGCCAAGATGCTGTTTTCTTTGTGTTGCGTGATACAAAATTGATGAAATAAAGTTTTTAGGAGTAAGTGATCTTTTTTTGCATTTTGACGAGTAATTAACTGGATGTTGTTCTTTGGCAAGCTCCAAAACACAGTGTTTACACTTTGACCTATATTTTTTTGTGCCATCGCTAAAACAGCCATTAGAGTAGAAATCTGACAAAGGTTTATGCAATTTACATGATGAACACATTTGCTCCCCAAGAGCAAGTATTTCCGAATGAACTGGCCTAGCTTTATTTTTTCTTTCCTTAACCCTACGACATTGTTTGCAATATGGCCTATATCTAGTAGCACCATCTTTGCGAACGCCATGAACATAAAAATCAAAAAGAGACTTGCTGTTTTGACATTTTGGACAAAACGCAAAAGACAAGTCATCTTTTCCCCGAATAATGAATGAGTTAAATTTCTCCATCTTGCCATTATATAACATCCACTGTTTTGACCAGCTTTTGTCTGCCAAGTTGGAGTTTTCATTTACTTCACCTTTTTGGTCTTCTTTGCAGTCTTTGCCGCCTTTTTGAAGTCAGCGGCTGTAGGTGCAGCTTTAGACCCTACCTTGTTTATCTTCTCGCCAGAACCAGCCTTGATACGAGCTTGTTTGGCGTGAATGTTTGAATAAAGTCCCTGCTTCATTTCATCTTCTTCTTGGGTTTGGCCTTACCAGCCTCACTCAAAGCAATGGCAATAGCCTGTTTTTGGCTCTTAACCACAGGGCCACCCTTGCCAGAGTGCAAAGTACCTTCCTTGTACTCGCCCATGACCTTCTTAACCTTCTTCTGAGCTATTGTGGGTTTTTTCATTATTTACCTCGTGAAGATTTTTTCATCATGTTGGTAGCGGTACGACCACCACGCATAGGCATCGGCATAGACTTCTTTGGCTTTCCAATTGCAATCATGACTGTTACAGGAATACCCTTTTTAGGGGCTGTTTTGGGAGATTTAGGGGAGTTTTTCATTTCCAAATCCTATCAGCAACAAAAGTAACTAAGCCACCACCAAAGGAGGCTAAGGACATTCCAATCCAAATACCACCCTTAGACTTATTTGCCAACTCTAGAAGTGCTTTAACGTCAGCACCAAGCGTATGAACCTCTTTTTGTAAGGCTTCTACTTGGGCTTCTAGTTTGCCAAAATCTCTAGCGTCAATGTCAGACATTTACAACCTTTCGGGGTCTACCCATACGTTTAATAGTGGGGATGACAGGCGCAGTAAAAGCGGTATCTGTACGCACAGAATCATGAGATTCTATGGTTAGTTCTGGTTCATCTACCCTCACATAACCTTGATGACCCTTCATGGAGTCAATATCATGTTGCAAGGTGAAAGTCACGGTATTACCAGACTGGAGACAACGAAAAGTAGCCATAAAACCCCTCAAAGAGAAAGGGGGGACTAGCCCCCCTGTCATTACACCATGCGAGCGATAACGATACGCATAGTGGCTGATGCCAAGTCCACTGTTGAACCTGACTCGTTTTGGATGCGGAACTTGACGGTATTAGCGGCACTGACATAGCCAGTGACGGTCAAACCAACCAAATCAACACCCAAAGATGCACCAATAACCATGTCACCCAAGGCGACACCAGCTACGGTCACATCATCTGTTTCGCCAGCTTGGTCAGCCAAAGAACCAGCGTCCAAGGTAGCTTTCACTACCCAAGTGTCGCTGAAAATGCCTCGGAACTGGTCATTGCCACGGCGGGAAACTACTGCTGTTGCGCTTGCCATTTTGATTTCTCCTAATTAAGTTAAAAAAGTCCCCCCACCACTAGGGCAGGGGGCGCAACTGCAATTAGCTAGGAACAACCAAAGCGAACATAGAAGAAGACTTGGCAGCACCAACAGAAGCGGCACTACGCAGGGCGGCTACGCCATACAGAGTGTCACTTGTGAACAGTGTGGCAAGATATTCTTGCTTGTATTGCACTTGTGAACGAACACCAACTTGCTCAACCAGAACCATAGAGTCCTTGTGGCCCATCAAGCAGACACGAGCAATAGCAGAACCGCTAGTTGGGAAAGCGGCTGTAGCAGAAGCAGAGTCAGCATTGCTAGAAGTGAACACAGGGATACCATACAGGTTACCGATTTCACCGTTCTTGATGGCATCGCCGTTACCAATGAACGCTTGTTCAGTGTAACGAGCCAAGCCCATCAGGGTGTTGCGGCTTGATGGAGGGATGATGAAGAAACGACCATCCATAGGAGTGTCGTTGTCATCCAAACGCTGAATAGTGCGGCGAATAGCAGCATCAGTCAGAGCAGAAGCGTTACCAGTGTTGGTGTTAGCTGTGTAGTCAAAGGTGGTTGTACCGTCACCGCCAATGTAGGCAGAACCGTACTGAGCACCAGTAGAGCCACCGTTAGCCAAACGACCCAACTGAATCAAGTCGGTATCAACTTGACGAGCCAAGGCGTAACCAGCATCAGAAGTGTAGAACTGACGCATAGAGTTCAGAGCTTGGGCTTCCACGATGTCTTCGATCAAGCGGCTATATTCATAGTGCTTGTTGATAGACACAGTAACTTCAGACTCAGTAGCGGCAATCAAAGTGACTGCTGTCTCAGCGGCTTTAGCAGAAGCAGAACCACGAGTAGGTGCAGGAATGTGAACGGTGTCACCTTTCTTGCCCTTGAAGTTCATCTTCATAACCAAGTTCGCAAGAACCAAGTTTTTCTTGTAAGCCGCTACGATTTCATCTGACCAAATCTCAGGGATGAAATTAGCTGCGGTGGTGGTAGTTACGCTACCTGAAGGGGAAAATGATGTTGCCATGTTGTATCTCCAAAAAAATCAAAAGTTAAGTTATTTAACTCTGCCTTCTGCATATGCCGCCATGATTTCATCACTTAAAGCATCGTATCTAGCAGGGTCTTGCATCTTCAGCCGAATAAGGTCAGCCCTTCGATAAACTCGTTTTCCAGATTCACCAGTACCGCCAACATCTACAGATGCGGCCTTCAGATTAGTCTTACGCTGAGTTTCCCCTGCGTCACTAGTCTGTTTAGCCTTAACACCCTTCAATTGCTTGTATGTACTGAGCAGTTCGTTAGCACTGTCATAGTCATATTCACCATCAGCCTTGGCATACAAGCCAATACGAATAGGAGAAGATTTCACCCAATTCGCAAAGTCTTGGTCTTGAACAATCTGAGTAAAGTCAGGGTGTTCAGCCGCCAGCTTTTGCTGAATCTGCATCTTTTTGAACTCAAGAGCCGCTTGGCGACCAGCGAGTACATCAGGATGGTTATCAACAGTCTTACGAACAGCAGCCTGTGGATTCTCGAAAAAATCTACTTCTGGCTCGTCCTCTTTAACAGGTTGAGACTTTCCAGCAAGGTTCTGCTTAATGAGTTCATCCGCTAATTTGCGTACTTCCCCCACTTCTTGAGCTTGCTTGCCAATCAGCTTCTCAGCCTCTTGGTGCATCTTGATAATGTCTGACAGTTCTTTGCCCCGATATTTGTCGGGAATGTCATTACTCATCGGCTCAACAGTGGATTGAAGTTTTTGTTCTTCAACGGCTTCTAATTCACTCTGCATCTCATCTGGGTTATCAATCAACATTGTTTTTCCTTTTTCCTGCCACTTTTGGGTTCTAGGAGATCACAACGGCATAAATGCTTATGTTGTGGTTTTACGCTCGGCAATTAACTTTTCACGGTGTTTCTGGTCAAACTGCATATGTGCAGTAGGGAAATGACCTGACCAACCTTCCAAGTTAATGCTTGGAGCAGAGATTGTGCGACTGGCTGAACCACCGCACTCACACTGAACAGACTGCAACTCATAATCACAGTACCGTTCAATTCTGTGTCCGTTTTCACAGACAAATTCATACATTCTTTTCATTCAATTCCTCGTAGGCTCGTTCGCTGACCTCTTTCAAGGTTTTCAGCCAAGTCAAGATGGAAAGTTCACCTTTTCTGAACATCAAGGTCTTTTCATCAGGAATCACGCTTATATTATTCAAGGACTCTATCATATTGTCAATATCAATAATCAAGTCCTTCCAGCCATCCATACTCATCATGGAAAAGCGATCTTCATAATATTTTTGCAATTCTGAATTCATTTTTATAAGTTTAGTTATTTGTAGTATTTGATTGTTGCAATGTTTGTGTATTTGCCTCTTCTTGAGTTGCCTGAGCTTCTTCAAGTTGTTTTTGATTTTTAGCTGATTGCCATAAATCTAATACCATTTGAAATTGGTCTATAGATGTTATTGTTTCATTTGCAATCATTCGACCACGGGCATCTTTACGCTCTATCTCTCCTTCCGTGTTATACCACTGCACAGCATGAATAGTAGAGTCAACAAAAGATAAATCTAAACCACTGTAAATTTCACCATCAATAGAAACAAATCCATCATTAGGAATAATTATGATTCTCATCATTTATCTCCAATTGCTTTGTGCGCCGCAGAAATTAAAATTTGTTGACTAACTTCATTTGACTTTACCATTTCATTGCGAAATGACTCAACTGCTGCACCAGTCTGACGTTGTTGTTGGCTATTCTCAATCATTAAAACAGGCATCCAAGCAATTGCACATCCCCAGTCATCAACATCTTCACCTGTATTTGGATTGCTTCCTCTGATCTTTAAAAACCAAGCACAATCAAGTTGCTTGCATGGCTCAAAGTTATGAAGCGGGCAATTTGCTTTTGGTTCAATTTTCATTTTTAATCTTTTGTTGCAATAATTACATCAACATACTGTACAGACAAATCTATATCAGTTCCTGTGAATGTATGTGTATGAGCATCTTGTGTGTGATTGTGAGAATTTTGTGTGTGGTTATGAGAATCTTGTGTGTGGTTATGAGAGTTTTGAGTAAGATTAAATGAATTTCCAGTAAAAGTATGGTCATGAGAACCACCACTACCAGTATTATTTGTTGGAGAACTTGCTCTAAATCCAGAACCTCCACCAACAGAAGCAGACACACCGCCAGAACCAGTGCGTACAAAATTTCCATCAGCAATACTATGGGCGTGTGCTGGAATTTGAGTAGTTGTTAGAGTTGTTGCTCCAATTGTTCCAGAAGGAGTTGCTGCAATGTTTGTAGCTGTTTGGGCCTGATTGGTTGCCGTTGTCGCAATGTTGGTTGCAGTTTGGGCTTGGTTGGTTGCAGTCGTACTTGATACAGAGCCACTTACAGATTTAGAGGCAAATGCTGTAGAAAAATTTACAGTACCGCCACTACTAGCTGTTCCAGAAACAACCCGCAGAGCCTTATTGTCATGTGTTGTGCTTTTTGTCCAGCCAGTTGGGGCTGAAGTTTGCACAAACATCATTGCTGTACCCGATGGAAATCCAGATGCACTTCCATTTGCAGCAGATGTAACACGACCATAAGCATCTACAGTAATATCAGCAGATGAATAACTACCAGCACTCACGCCACTTGTTGCCAAAGCAACAGTGCCACTTGTTGTAATTGCTCCACCAGTCAAACCTGTACCAGCCGTTATAGATGTAACAGTACCTGTATAGGCATCATTTGAAGTGATAGTGAAGTTTGGATAAGTACCTGTAACAGCAGTAGTTCCAGCACCAGTCAATGCAACTGTTTGGTCAGGAGCAGAATTGGTAATTGTGAAGTTTGGATATGTTCCACTTGTACTGATGCCTGTGCCAGCAGTCAATGCAACAGTCTGATCTGGTGCAGAGTTTGTAATAGTCACAGAACCAGTAGAACCTGATACTGAAATACCTGTACCAGCAACAGCAGAAGTTACGCCAGAGTTAGCAATGGTGATAGAACCAGCACCTTCAGTAATGCTGACACCAGTGCCATCAGTCAATGTATTCTTTTCCCACAGTGAAGTTGATTCGTTATAAATCAGGACTTGACCATTAGTAGGATTCTGAGCAGAAACATTGTGCAACTCATCCATCTCATAGCCGTTTTGTATACGAACATACAAACGACCATTACCGCTGTTGGCTTTCTCAACCACACCAATATAAACAAGATGGTTGGGTGCATAAGGCTTGGTAGCAGTCAAAGTACCAGCAGTAGCACCAAGATACAGAGTGTCACCAGCCGTATATGAACCAAGATTCAAGCCATCTTGAACACCTTGGCACAGAATCAAACCAGTCTGTCCAGCCGCAATGTCTTCAGCACAAATACCAACAGTCTTGGCAGATGTAGCATCTCCTGTGTTGTAGGCCAACTTAACCGTCATGCGGTCACCTTGAGCCGAGAACATATAAACAGGCTGACCCTTGGTGATGGTCACAGATTCAGCATTAGTCACATAAGCATACAAAGTCTGACCGACATCGGCAGCAATATCAGCCGTCAATCCAACAGTCAAAGTAGCTTGAGTAGAGTCCCAATACAACTTACCAACAGCATTGGTAACTGATGCAGTAGTGTCAAACTGCACAAAGTCAGGTGATGAGATACCACCTGTGATGCCAGTCATTGATGTGATGTTGTCGTTTGCGCCAGCAATCGCCCAACTTTGGTCAATCTTCTGCCAAGCAGTACCATTGAAAATCAACCAATCGCCAGATTTCCAATCAGTAATGCCATCTAAGTTTGTTGAACCAGCAGTGCCAACAACATAATAATAGCCTCTTGTTCCAACACCAGAAGCAAGAGTAGGATTGTTCGTAGACGCATTCCATGTTCCTTGGTAATCGAGAATTCCTCCAATTAGAGACCAAGAAAGAGTAGAACCATTCGTGGTTAAGAATTTACCTGAATTACCTGCTTGACTAGGAATCAGATTGTCAATCTGGGTTTGAAGTGAGTCTAGAGTATCAAGTACAGACTGAGAAGTCCCGCCACCATTAGTAATGACTTTGATACGTTCTGCAAGATCAGGAGCAACAACTTCACCAACATTGAGTTCAACACCAGAAGACAGTGTAATAACAAGGCTACCGTCAAAATCAATGCGAGCAGCGGTAACAGACACACCGTCAACACCATCCACTCCATCACGCCCATCTCGACCAGCGTCACCTTTATCACCCTTTGCGCCATCTTTGCCTGATCTTCCATCTTTACCATCTCGACCATCCTTGCCGTTGATACCGTCACGACCATCTTTGATGGATGCCACACGCTTTTCAATGGAATTGCCGACATCATCAAAGCGGGAACGAATGTCAGATTCAATCTTTTTTAGAGCCTGAACAACTACGTCAACATTCTCACCAATCTTGCGCTTTTGCACTTCTTTGGCTTGAGCAACAGAGGAACGAACAGAATCTAGAACAGCCATCTGCTGTTCAGGAGTCATATTCTTAAGGATTAGCTCTTTTGCAAGATTTTCGACATCCATTATTCAGTTCCAGTCTGAGCAGAACTCAATTGTTTTGAGAGTTGTTCAAGAAAGTCTTGTTCCATGCCAGCAACTTTGTTGTTTTTCTCTGCCATCTGCAATTCAACAATCTTAGACTTGTTTTTGATGTCAGCTTCCTTCAACATCAACTCAGCAATCTTAACCCTCTTGTCGAATTCACGAGATGCGGCATCATCTTCATTAGGCAGGTTCTTGGTAACAGCCGCCATGTTTTTGGCTTGCACTTCTTGAGGCATTAACTGAGCTTCAACAGACAGTTTTGTAGCTTCAGCACGATTTTGTTCAGCTTGAGTGGTGTTAACAGCAATTTGAGCCTGTGCCGCTTGCAATGCCAACTGCTGTTGCATCTGTTCCATCTGCTGTTGCTCAGGATTTGGTTGCATCATCTCATCAAGTTTGGCAATCAACTCAAATCTATTGGTCAAACTAGAGTTTTGCATGATTCCTTTAAGAATCAGAGGCAGAACAGGAGTGTTAGGGCCAAGAGTCTGCAACAAACCGATGAATTGCTGTTGCTCATACTCACGAGCAATGATGCCCAAGGTGGCAGTAGGCACAAAATTCATGTCTACAGAGGGGTAACGCTCTGGGTCAAACTGCATATAGCGGAAAGCAGCCTTCTTGATGAATGGAATCAGGAAGTCTTCTTGGAAATTGACCAGTGTGCGCTTGTATTTCTTGATGATAGTGGCTACTGCTGTAGACATACCACCACCATCCCTAGCGGAACTGCTCACCATCCCATTGGAATCCAGTGTTCCAGTTGCTTGCAACAACATACGCTCAAATTCTTTGGCAGTATTGAGGTTGTTCAGGCTGGTTTCACCGAATTTAAAGGGGAAAATGATCTCAGAAGGTGCGCCATTGGTAAGCATTGCTTTTCCGGGCTTCACTTCAAACTTAGCACCACGAGGCAAACGAGTTGCATCCATCGCAATCATGGGGCTTGTGGTCAAGGCCAAAGAGTCCAAATGGCTACGAGTCTGGGCATCAATAGCTTTTTGCATATTGAAAGCCTTCTCAACCGTACCCCGACCCAACAAACGGTTAGGAATCGTGTCATCTTGATAGCTCAAGACTGGACGATCTTTCATCATGTAGGGGTTTTCTTCAGCTTTCAGGAGCAAACCATCGTTGGCAATGACCACAATGGCCTCAACCATGTCGGTGTAGTCTTCAGCGGCTGAATTTTCAGGGAACAACTCGACAATATCTTTGTTTTCTTCTAAGTTGTTCAGGTATTCACGAGGAACAAGACCATAATAGGTCAGCAAAAGCACCTTTTCGTCCTGATACTGGCTAACTTCCTGAGTTGGCTCAAGATCAGTGTCTTCATAGGTAGGAGTGATGTCTACCTTGCGATAGATGCCCTTCTCAATACCAGCCACAATCTTGTGGATAGAGACATACTTCTCAATAGCCACGCCCATACAGTCATCAATGGATGTGCCATTGGGGTCAAACAAGAAGTTCTTGGGATTGACAGGCATGATCTTCACGCCAATACGGTCACGCTCAATCACACCAATAGCCGCTTGCCCAACCTGATTAGGAATGGCTTGTGTGGCAGGAATGTATTCCTTCTCAGTCTTGACGATGATCTCGCCAATACCTGTTCCATAGATTTCAGCCATCAACTCGATCTGGTCGATAGATTTTCTGATTTTGTCTTTCTTAAAGTCTTCCATCAGTTGAGACTTAATAATCTCAACATCAATTGGGTTGCCGCCAATGTCTTGGATATTGTCTTCAATGTCGAAGAAGTCGCCCTGACCAAAGATAGCTTCCATGATCTCAGCATGGCGGGTTTCTACGGCTTGTTGTGTGGCAGGGGTGACAATGCGGCTACGCTCTGATTCACGAGTCTTGTCTTCTGCGGCCCATTGACCACGGAAGATGCGCTCGTATTCCAGCCAGTCGGGGAGGAAGTTGACATCACGGTAATCACGCCAGCGTTGGCAATGGTCAACAACAAACCCAGTTAGTTCTTTGTCAGCCTCTGTTGGCTGGTAGAACTCGTTTTGCTCTAATTTCACTTGTTTGTCTGTTGCCATGTGTAGCCCTTATATACCCGAAATTATGTCAAGAGGCTCCCACTCATCTTCTTGGTCATCTTGGAAGTATGAGGTGACAGCCAGTTGGTCAATGTACGATAGGGCATCAGGTAGGTCATCATGCACACCTTGGGATGGGAACATCAAGAGTTGATCTTTAAATTCGTCCCAATCCTCCTCGGAGTTCAGCACAATCCTGCCATGCTCAAACCGTCCTTGAAGTGACCAAATGATACGGTCGGTTTTTTTACGATTACCGTGGGTCAAGTCAACTATGTGCGAATATACATTATTCTTCCGCATCAAGTCACTCAAATACGGCAAAACTGCGTTTTTTAGCGCACCCTTCTCAATTCCTATGGAAAGTGGCCTGTATTCCCGAATCTTGAGCAAAATGGTGGCGGCAGTCTCCCGAATGTCCCACCGTCCATAAACAATCTCTTTGACGAACCATTTACCCTCGTCTGTCACCTTGACCACGGCAATGGCAGTCTGGTCTAGCCGCTTCTTGGAGTTAGCCGCTTGTTTAGCAACCTCCTCAAAACCAGCCAAGTCACAAGCAATGAAGTAGCTGCCATACTCAGGCTCAACACCGTATTTCAGCCATTCTTCCTTGAAAACGTCAGAACCAGCGTTGTCAAAACTGGCAAGGTATTCCTGTTTGAAGGCAAAGGAAGACAGGGTTTTCTTGGCAGATTCGATCTCAGTTGGGTCGATCAGGGGGTTATCTTTGGTTGTGAAGTGCCAAGATTTCCAGTCTGGGTCGGTTTCTGAGTTTCCGAGTTTAAATACGTCATAGAAAAAGTTACGACCCTTGGGAGTTCCGATGAAC